CGTCAGCCTCTCCGATGTCGGCGCACCCGCTGTTGCTACAGTTGAGAACGTCATGAAATTGGAGTATGAACCACCGCTGGAGGTAGATTCCTGTAAATTGACCGTGACACTGCCAGAGGCAACGCTGAGCACTTGCAGATACCCGGCCCCGCCGTTAGACGTTGCCGCGCCACCATCAACAACCGTGCCAGAGCCAGCCGAAGAATGAGTGTCATCATGGGCAGTCAGCATGGTTCCAAAATCTAGCCCTGCACCGTTCGATGTCGTATAGGTTGCGTTTGCCGAGATCGCAGACCCAGGGGAGCGGGTCGTCGTGTATGTCCCCTGTTTGCTGACCAGCCCGACGCACGGATCGCCCACCGCCGCCCCCATCGGTACAAGAACGTCCTGATCAGCCGTCGGCTGTTTGCCGCTATTGGATGTCCAGACCGCATGGGATCGGTTCGACGCTGCATCGAACCAAGCATCGACGCTGATCTCCGCATCTGCGATCCCGACGATCCGCTTCTTGGCTTCGACGTCGAGCGTCGTCACGTCCAGAAGTTCGTTGTTGTAGCCCAGTCCGCTCAGGGCATTCGCATCGCCCGACAGGTCATACCCCTCGACGTAAAGACGGACGTTCAGCCCGTTTACTTTAGCCATATACTACTTCCTCCATAACATCGCTCTCCGGCCATCCTGGGGCCGCTACGGCGTGATGGTCACCTCGCCGTAAAGCTCCATCTCGTAAGGGACGGTCACCGTGCGGAACACCCCGCCGCTCATATTCTGATATCCGACTGTCGCGGCCCCGACCGAGGAATCGGTGACGTTGCCGCCAAGGTCGGCGTCCGACCGGAGTTGGGTGTCGATCTGAACCATCGCATCCCAGACCTCCTCCTCGATACTCTCCCGCACGTCGGGCGAATCCTGCATCCTAAAATAGGCCCGCACCGTGACCGATACTCGCGACCCGATGTCGCCCAGGGTCTCGAAGTCGCTCCTCCGTCCCGTCAACCAGAAGGCCAGCACCGGCGTTCCTGAGATCGACAGCGGCTCCCCGCGATACACCGCCACGAACGCCGGGTCGGAGATCGCCGCGAGAAGCGTGTCGATCTGGGCCAATGCCCCCGACCGGCTCAACGGAATGCCTCAATAATGGCGTCCCCGATATAGTCCTCGTGCAGCTTCGGATTGTTGTTGATATGGTCGTAGGCGTTCTGGAACATCCCGTAGCCCTTGAAAGTCGACCTCTGATTCCGGCTACTGATCCCCTCGACCCACGCGGAATATATAAGGTTCTGCCGACCGTGCTGTTCACCGGCTGCGATCACCGCTATGCCGTCCTCGGGTACTGTGGCCCCGACATGACGCCGCAGTTCGCCGGTCTTGCGCCCGTGTTTAGATGCGCGTGGAGCCTTGTTGTATTGCGAGACCGGTGGCCCCCACAACTGCTCGAGAACTTTGTTCGATCCCTCGATGGTCGCGAGGTCGAGCAGTCCCCGATTGACCGCCTCGGTGAATCCGAGGCTGATCTGGGTCGGCTTCTCAAAGACCGGCCCCTTGAGCTTGAACGTCGTCGTCGGAGTGGGCGGCATTAAAAGAACACCCCGTTACTGGTGCCGGTGACCTGATACTGATCGAGCGTCATCAGGATCGAATTGATCTCCCCGGCTGCGGACGTAATCGCGGCGTCGCCAGAGCCTATCGTCGTGACGGCACCCAGGTCACGATCACGGAATACGATCTTCGCCAGGTCGAGAGCCGCTTGGACAACTAACTCTGGATAGTCGTACCGGTAGAGTGAGGCACCGCCGCTATGGGTTGCTCCAGTCGTGCCATTGACGCCTCGCTCCACCGTGAGCGTGTTCCCGCTGATTGCCGTGATATATAGCTGCTCAGAATCGATGAGGATGGTCTGAGCGGGGCCAAGATTAGCCGCAGACGATACCGATGCGGACGTCGCCGTCGTTGATCCTATGGCATCAGAGGTGGTGACACTGACCGTATCAGCGGTATAGCCCCAGGAGCCGAGGATCGAGAGGGTCTGCTGGCCGGCATCGAATCCCTTGGTCGTGTCCTCGTTCAACTTCAGGATCGTCTTCGGCGCGGAGTTGTACGGCATCAGCCAGAAGTCCGCGTTGTAACCCTCGGTCAAGGTCTCCGAGGTTGCCCGGTCGGTCGCCCCGTAAGCCGTCACCGTCGTCGGGCTGACGATCCAGCCGTCCAGCGGCACAACGCCGGGAGTCGACATCGAGGTCTTGATGTCGTCCGTGATCGCGACGGTCTGATACTGGGGCGAATCCCGCAGACTGCCGGAGCCGATGTCATAGAACCGGGTCTCGGTCAGCGGCCCGAACGTCCCGCCTCCGCAGTAGTCGTCGATCCGCCGGCTGACCGCCTCCAAGATGCGCCGGATAGAACCCGCGTCAGACGTCCAGCCGGACGAGTAGCTCGTCCCGGCGAGGTAGTCGCGGAGGTCATCAGCGGTCGCGTATGTGTGACGGGTCGCCACTATTTATTCTCCCCGGTCGCGGCCTGCTTGGTCTTGGGCTTCGTTGCCTGCTTCTTGAAGTAGTCAGGGTATTTCTTGAGGATAGCGGCAGGGACGTTGTAGACCTCGCCCATCTCGTACACCTCCCCGGTCGCCCCGAAGGTCACGTTCACTAGGCTTGTGGCCTTTGGCATAAATCTCCTCCCCATCAGGACGCGGGGCCGAAGCCCCGCGCCCTACTTGTTACCGCTAAACTATGCGGCTCTGGGTATCTTAAACGCTGCGGCCAATCCGACCTGACCGTCACCCCGCCGTGAAGCAAAGAAACCCACCTGATCGTTCTCCATGTACAGGCTGTCGTTCCGACGGATCGTGAATCCGACCCTATCGAATATGTAGTACTGCCGGAAGTCGCCGAAGATCGCGATCTTCTCGGTGCTGGTGATGCTGCCGCCCAGTCCGCTGGTGACGTCGGTGTCCACCACGGGCCGACCCAGGATGAACGCCGCCGGAGCGGTGGTGATGTTGGCGATCCCAGTGACGCCGTTCCCGGTTACCTGAATCTGGTTGATGAGGCTGTTGATCGCCGACTTCATTACCCAGGTGCTGTTCGCCCGGTGCTGCGCGTCCAGGGCGTAGAACGTGCCGATGAGGTCAGCGACCACGACCGAGGTCGACCCGGCCATCGTGTAGAACGCGACATTGGAATCGGACATGATCCCGGCGTACTGCGTGGTGTTGTTTCCACTGATGACACCTACGTCCTCGAACCGGCCCGCTGCCTCTTGGAATATCTGGGTTAGCAATGCCGGGAGGTTTATCGCGGAGTCCTCCAGTAGCTCCCGCGTTACCTTGACCAGCCCGCCGGACTTCTCCAGCGAGAAGGCGACCTGCCCAACCGTGGGCGTCTGGTCGCTGTACGCGGCTTCCTCGGCTATCGCTGCCCAGGTCGCGCTGCCCATCGTCGGCACATAGCCGTCCTTGGACGACACGCGGATCACCGTGCAGAGGGGCCGAAGCTGGGAGCCTGGAACCCCTGGATCGTGAATCGTCTGGCTAATAAACTGTTCGGGAACGAAGAAACCCATTTTGTTACTACCTTTTCAGGCGGGCCAATCATTTCTGCTGGCCTCTCACGGTTTCCCGTGAGTTCGGACTATCTCATCAACCCGTTCGGGTTGCCCGGCACTGGTGGGGCTTATTCCTTCGGCTGGTCATCCCCTAGTCTCTGAACCTTCCCAGGTACTATTGCCGTTCTCTGGGCTTGGCTGCGGATTAGCTTATCTCTCGATTTAGCCTTCCCGCAATTCACCGGGTTTGCTATAGCTATTACTAGCTACAGGGGCAGTGTTACTTTACCCTCGGCGTCGGTTTCCTCTTGCATCGCCTTGACTTCGTCTGCCGATGCGGTCTTCCAGAACACGTCGTCGGACGGGCTGCGGAGCCACTTCACGAACGTGTCGGTCTGGAACCGGGCCTCGTCCTTCTGGGTATGGCCCATCTGCTCCTGCACCCACATTGGCTGGCTCATCGCCGGGAGTCCCTTGACCCAGGAGCTGGGCTGGTACGACGCCTTGTTAATCGCGCCCGTGTCGTTCGGGTCGTATGCCGCGACGTCCTTATCGGCGATGGGGACGCTGTTGGTCGGGCGACTGAACTCGCCCTGGAGAATCTTCAACTGGGACGCTGCCGCGTCGATCTTGTCGGCCTCTTCCATCTTGGCCTGCGCGTCCGCGATCATGCGGTCGAACTCCTCGACGTTGCCGTCCTTGAGGGATACTTCCGCTTGACCAAGGAGGGCGTTGGCCTCCTGTCTCATCTCTTTGGTGTTCAAATCAAAACTCCTTCGGTTGGTGTATTCCATGCAGGGCGAGCTTGACCCGTTGGAGGCGTAACGTCCGCTCTGCCGTGTCCAGGGCGGCCTCTGGGGCCGTGCCGGAGGCGGCTTCGTCCGTCGCGTCATCGTCTGCCGGTGCGTCGTCGTTCCCGGCCTCGTCGTCGTCCTCGCCTGTTGCTGGCTCAAATTTGATCCCGTCGTGTTCCTCGCAGAACGCGCGGGCTTCGTCCTCAGTCCAATCGTCGACCGGTAGATGGTAGGCCGCGATGGCCCAATCCCCGGTCTCCATCTCCCTGCCGTACAGCACCGCTACCGGCCTGTCGTCGATGGTCTCGGCGGCGGTGCGGAACTCGTCAAACTCGCCTGGCTCCCGCATCCGGCAGGCGTGGAAGTTTGGGTAGGGCTTGGAGTGATCAGGCAGTCCGGCAGACCGTAGCTCGGACGGCTTCCGGCCCGCCTCGCGGAGATGCCGTGCGAGGTGGTTATATACCCCGCGCCGGTCGTTCTCCGGTATGGACGTCCTGCGGGCGTTGAGGTTCGCCAGGGCGGTTGTAATAGCCCTGACGTTCGCGG